AATAGGGCCGACCGTGAAGACGGCCTTCGGGTTCATGGTGTCCGTTGGATCGACAACCATGAATTGGTCTGACAAAATCACGAATTTAGATGAACCGGAATCGTCCAGCATCATGCCGACGCCGGCAACATGCTTATTGGCATTGAGCTTCAATGTCCATCGCGAAAGCAGTCCGGCGTTTATTGCCGTCCAGTAGGTCGGATTAGAGGCGGGAGCCTTGTTCAGGGCTGTTTTGATACACCGATAATATACGGATGAAACCAGGACGATTTCGCCGGGATAATAGGTCGTCGCGGCATTGTATGCCGTCGCGTTGGCTGTATCATAAACTTCCAGCCTGTTTTCCAGCGCGGCAAGGCGCAGATAATTATTTGCGTCTTTTTGATCCGTGTCGTATGTCGCCGTTAAGAGCCGGTCCGCGATGGACGTCGTATGAGCGCTGATTGTGGTTTCGGCGGAATTCACCCGGCCTTCGATTGAATTAATCATCGAAGTGTGTGATGAGATGGTTGCCGTATGGCCGTCAATGATAAGTTCCGCATCGGATAACGCCCCTTCTGTGGTGCTGAGTCTGCCCTCGACGGACGTCAGACGCGATGCATGCAGCGATATGGTCGCCGTATGAGCGTCGATGGTTTGCTCCGCGAGCGAGATGTTATAGTTGGCTTCATTCAGGTCTGTTTTACTGGCTTTGAGAGCAATAGTCGCGTTCGCGCCATCGATATCAATCTCGGCCTGGGACAGACGGTTGCCGTAATCTTCGAGCAGGGCGGCATGGAGTAAAATATCAGCTTTGGTTCCATCTACATCAATTTGCGCTGTCGATATGCGGGTGTCTATGTTTGTGATATCACCGACATCTTCAACGATGATGCCGTTTTCTACGATATCAGCAACCAGAGCGATAGGACCGGTGATGGCTTGTGACATGATATCGATTCCATCGGCGTTGATTTCTACCTGATTAATAATGCTGGAGAACCGTTCAGCGAAATCGGATTCTTCCCAGTATTCTTCCCACCCGGACGTAACGCCTGGCGTAGGCGCTGGCGTAAAATCGATTAATTTAATACAGACATAGGCTGTTCCGCCTGACTTGACGTAATCATTGACATTATAAATATTATCTGCATTGAAAGCCGGAAGGAACTGTTGCGAGAACGCGTCGAAGTCCACTTGCGTAACACGCAGAAGAATGTCGGCGGCGTTTTGGCTGGACAGACTTTCCGCTGATGTTACGCGGTCTTCCAGCAGATCATACGTTGTTGTGCTGACTTTGTTGACAATTTCTCCTTCGAGCGTGTCCACGCGGGACTCGACTTCCGTAAGCAGGGTCGCAATGGCGTCTGCTTCTTCCCAGTACGCCGTATCGACGCCGGGTGTCTTTACGGCAGGGTAATCATAAGCCTGAATACATCGATAGACGACGCTGTTGTAGGTAACATATCGGCCTGCGGTGTAACTGCCAGTTGCGCTCCAGGGCGTTGTGGTCAGTCCTGCTATTTCAGATTGCAGAGCTTCCAGCGTCAATAATGCATCAGCTGCGTTGTGCATGGCCGTGCTGATATTGGTTTTTAATATATTTTGCGCTTCCGACAATCCACAGTAGGCATCGGCAAGGCCGGAGAAAATGCCGCTTTCAACGATATCGTTTTCAATCAGAAAGCTGTCCGTGTCCAGAACATCAATGCGGCTGTTTAATGTGTTGACAAGTTGATTCTCTGTAATGCTGCCGGTCAGGATGGCCAGATAGTCGGCCGGATTGGTTGACGTCGAACCTTCGACGCCATCGGTCGCGCTGGCCGGGAACCAACTGCTGATTGATCCGTATTTGTTGCGCAGCCGGATCCAGTAATACCGGGTGTCAATCAGATCGAGTCCACCATGCGCCCAGGTCAGGGCTGCAGTTTCGCCGACCTGAAAAGCGTAATTGCGGTTATTGACATTCGATGACCATATTTCGACGCATTGGAAATCCGTAAATGTCTCGAATACGAAACTTAATAAGATCGAATAAGTCGATCCGGCAGCCGTGAGCCCGGTCGGAGCATTTAATGTCGCGATGGTTTTGGTGGTCGATCCCGCCGCGCTTTCGTTTCCGGCGACGTCAACGGCGATGATGCTGTAGATTTTCTCGCCTGTCCAGGTAATGCGCTCCTGGTATCGCAGCGAATTGTCCTGAATGACATCATTGATTTTATAATACGCTATCGGCAGGGTGGTCTTGCAATCGGGCCACGTTACGACACACATCTCGCCCTCGACAGATGTTGTCGGCGTAGGCGTGCTCGGAATGCTGATCGTGATACTGGACGCGGACACTGCGGCGGATTCCCCGTTTAAATTACAGTTCTTGAGCGTAAACGTATAGACTCCGGCAGTAAGAGCACCGTTGTAGATAAAGAGTGTGCCGGCATAATTCTGCACAACAGCCGTGCCGTTGAGATATAGGGAGTATCCCGTCGTGGTCGCATCCAGCGATGGAGACCATGTTAATTGGATCGATGTCCCGACAAGCGAGGCAGAAAGCGCAACGGGCGCGTCAGGAACGGCCATGATCGCTGTTCCGGTGATTTGCAGTGTTTTGGTGATACCGTCCGCAGGATTCTTGGTATGGCTGACACAGAACAGATATGATCCGTCGCCAGCGCGCAGGTTCGTCAGGTGCATGAACGGGATACTGGTTTGCCCGGCGTAGGTGAATGTTTTGGCGCCTTCGCGCTGGTAGAAAACGTGCCAGAGCAGGGCGAACCCGCTCCATGACAAATTGACCGTTGTGGTAGGAGAGCCATCCCAACTTTGGATTTCTTCAGCTTTGAGATTTTGCTCATAAATAATTGTCGGCGGAAGTTCCGGCGTGGGCACGGCGGCTGTGTCATCGTAAATGCCGTCGAAGTATTCGATGCAATGTAGTTTTCGTGTCAGGTCGCCAGCGCGTGAAATTTTGAGCACTCGAAAATACTTGGTCGCGGCGCCCGTAGCCGTGACAACCCATTTATCATATTGTACGGGAACGGGATCGAACGTGCCGACAATCGTAACAGTCGGCGATATCGTGATCTCATCCACAGCCGCAATCGTGTATTCGACAATGCTGTCATCGTCCGCGGACTGCAGGCGTATCGTGTATGTTGCGCCGGGATTGAGCGTCAGGGGCTTATCCAGTGTAATAGTATTGGTAGTAGCTGAGATAACCAGACCGCCTTCGCCCCACAGTGTGACATCGTGCTGAACTTCAATGACGTCCCAGGGCATGCAGCCGATGGCATCAATGTCAGCTTCAAATGAACATGTGCATGTCAGGTATCTGTTCGACTTTAGCGCGAAGTAACCATGCGCCATCGCTTCTTCAAGTGTGACACAACCCTTTAATGTTATTTGCGATTTCTTGATTTCAGTCGTTGTGGAATCGAAATCATCAGCGTGCAGCTCAATGGTCCGTTGCTTGTATGAATTTTCTTTGTCCCAGAATGTAACGTCAATAGCGTTGGCGCGTTCGGCCATCGGCAAATATTCAAATCCGAAGCTCTTGGACTTAATATTGGCGACATTGAAAATAAAACTTTGCACGGGCAGGGATTCCAGCTTGTCAACAAAGCAGGAGAATTCACTGCCGATCTGAACTGTGTTGCCGCGCCCGAGCTGCCCGATCATGTTGAGCGTTTTACGGAGCGTCGTGGATGCATCCAGATAAATATTGCATTTAAACGCGACGGGCGAAGCAACCCCTTCGGCGGTATAATGTTCATCGCAATTTTCCGCCCAGGCTGCAAAATCGGCATAACGAATCTTGTTTTTATCGACGCCACCACCGTAAACGGAATTATGCAGAATGTCATAACTTGCCCATGCCGGGTTATCGGCCGGCTTATATACATAAGCACTGCCGTTCCACACAGGGACTGTGGACCGGGTGGCAATTAAAGACAATGTCGGGATGCCGCCGGATAATTTATCGGTGGCCAGCGCGCGGATCGCAAAAACAGACGATCCCGGATACGTGAAATCATCGTAAATAATAGACTCGATGTATTCCAGATATGTATCAGAAACGTAACGCGAGTTATTGGCCGGGGAGTGGCCTTTGGTAAACCGAACACGAACCTGATAGGTTCCTTCTGGCAGATTGTCGGCATAAAATACACGCCGCACAGAACTCATTTGTTCTTCTTCAATGACTGTATAGGTCGAGAGAACTTCATCGCGTCTCTGAATATTGCTGCCTGTCGTGACCCAGTGCCATTGAAACAACGGACGCTGTCCGTATTCTGTGGTCGGCCAATCTACCGCTTTTGTGCGGTCGGTTTCGCCTTCGACATGCATACTCGGATGCAGATGGCCTACTTCAATTTCTACCCAGTTTGGTCCGTCCCAATATCCCCACGACCAGTGGCTATCGTAATAGTCGTCCAGAGTCTTCTTGGCGTGGCTGGTCAGGCGCGTCCATGCCAGGCTGTTGGTTTCTTTATACTCTATGTCAAGATAGACTTTTAATGGTGCCGTGCCGCCTTCGCTCTTGTTTTTATACAGACCCATCGGCAGGGTAATGGCAACACCCAGGCCCTGAATATTGGTGCCGTTGGCTTCGACGGTTGTCCAGGGATGATTAACCTCGGTCCAATATGTACCTTCTTCCGGTTCGTGGTAATTAGCAATGCCGCCATGGGCTTTCAGGCAACGCCATGCGCATCCATCGTTATCGACGTAATCATTGACATCGTATGACGTCTCTGCGTCCCATTGTGTGTATTTTGTTATTTTCTGGTTTATCGACCGCATATCGCGCAAATCGGTAAAATTCTGGATAGCGCTCTGCGTGGTGGCTCCAAGTCGATATTCCCATGTGAGATTATCTTCATCTTTGACAACAGGATTGTCGTTGAGGCGGATGCTGGTTTCATCAATATCGGTAATCGAGTGATCGGCAATGGCATAAAGTAAGTTGAGATATTGCTTATCGTCAACACACTCGATGTATTTGCCGATGATGGGCGGCGTGATTCTTGCTGTGCCATACAACACAGGCCATACGACGCCTTCCCGGTTGGAATTTTCTCCGGTGACACCCCAGGAGTATGTCGGGGATTCATCGTCTTTGCCGGTCATGTCATAGGGACAGAGCAATCCGACAAGAATGCCGCCGGCAACGCCGACTGCCGTGCCGACTGCGGCGGCATACGCTATGCCTGCCGTCGAAATTGTAAATACGCCATTGGTGGTTGTACCAAGTCCCCAGTAACCCGCCGTTCCCCATCCGCCTGCGCCGCCGGCGTACCATGTTGCCGCCATCGCGACAATAGTTACGACGACCATCAAGACCGAGCGCATAGTGTTCTTGCCGCCGCCGCCGCCGCCGCCTTCCGGCACGGCGCACAGCACCACGCTGCCTTCGGGATAGATCAGAGAGTAATCAGCGTCCTGCGGAACAACTTCGCCATTTATGGCTGCGACATAGAAGCATCCGTCCAGCGGACTGCGGACGAGATCGATGCATTCTTTAAGCGACAATCCGGACGGAGCGGACTTGAATTCACGGTTGCCCATCGGCTCGAACGGATTGGTAATATTGACAATATTAATACCCCGGGTCAAGGTTTCCATCTATAATAACCCCTTATCTTCCGTTTGAAAAAACGATCATTGATGTCGGTAACAGATACGTTCCTGTCCTGCAAAATATGAATGAATTTATTATTGCCGATATACACGCCAAGGTGCTGCACGAGATCAGGCTTCGCGGCATCAAGCGCGATGCACACGGCACAGCCCCGTTCAGGCACGTCCAGTTTTTCCCATTTGCCGCTTTGGATTTCACGGTCAATCACGCGAGAGTCGGCATTGGTATACGGATATTCATTATTGGCAAGCGACGCGGCGACCTGCTCAACAGCAACGTGTTCTACGTCGGATATCTGGATATCGTTGCCCAGCCGATGCATAACTTCGATAAACAGGCTGCGGCAATCATAGGTCCCCGGTGTTTTTCCGCCGCGCTCGTATTTTCCGTTAAATAAATCAAGTAATGTCGAATCCACCGATACCTACTCCTGGACAGTTGCCGAATCTTGCGGAATTACCTCGCTCCCGGCATTGTGCTAATGTGTGGTCGCACGTTGTTTCGACGCCGGTATATCCACAAAGCGCCCCCTTGAAGATATAGCGGCAATGGTTCCTAAGAATCCGGTTCTGCGGAAACCGGCGCTGATACGGATTGCTGGCCGAAAGAACAAATGATGCCCACTGTGCGTCGCACTTCGGCTGTTTGAGTTCAAATGTATGTTCGATTTCCGGCTCGGCAGCAGAGTTCGCAGCGATGACTTTCGTGTTAATCACGCAGATCGACACTGTTGTCGGCGAATATCCGTTTGTTTTGATTTCATAATCATAAAGCTGGATATACTGATCCATAACGCGGGAAACGTTGGATATCTGTATCGTTACGATGGGCACTTCGCCGCTGGACCCGTCCGTCAATTCGCTGATAGAGAACGGAAAAGCGATCCATGTTTCCGGCTGATCGTCGTCAGGATGCTGCCAGGTGATATCTTCCGAATTGCTGACCAGCCGGATGATTTCGTCGACGCCGGGAATAATAATGCGCAGGCAGACCAGGAAGACACTGTCGGTTGCCAGCTTGTTTTTTTCCTGAATTGCGACCGATGATAAAGATATAGCCATTATATTTCCCTCAGCGAGATTTGTCCGTACCGGTATCCGGGCGCAAGAATTGACCAGTCCAGTTCATCCTGATAAAACGTGACGGTATATATCACACTGGTCGTCGGATGCGTCCAGGTGAACGGACTGCCCTGATTGGCAATAAAAAACGCCTCAAGAGTGGCATAGTCGGCTTCGGTCAAAGCGACAGATTCATCCCACTTGAGTGTAAAAGTCTTTTTCGCCTTGGTCCATTTTTTGCGCATCTGCATATAATTGCTGTCTTTTTCAGTACGCACAGCAGGCAGATACGTTTTTTCGTTAATCGGATATTTGGGTTCTGCTATTGTGGGCCATGCTGTTGCCATATCTTATCCTCCGAACATTCCTCTGATACCGCCGACATCTCTGTCCATGGCATCGATTAAGACGGAAACAATGTATTCCTGACCGTTGAACTGGACATCGGATTGTGATGCTTTCAGTGGCGTGCCGCTTTCGTTTTTAAGTTCTACTTTGAATGGGACATCCTGGCGCCTGGTCACTTCGCCGCCGGACGCGTAATAATACTTGGTGCTGTCCGATCTGGGCAGGGCAGGAACAGAGAAACTTATATTGCCCGGGATCAGGCCTTCGTTCAATGCTGCCATGAAGTTTACGCCGTATTTATTCACAGCAGCCTTGCGCATGACGTACTCGCCGCCCATCGCCATGATCGGGACGTCGTCTTTCTTGCCGGACCCGCCCTTGATCTCGCCGCCTTTGGCCATGCCTTGTATGGTTGTGGAAACGATTCCGGCGATTTGCGCTGCAACGACGCCCGCAGCGATGCCGGCAGAAATCGCTCCGAAGGTCGGGCTGATTTCGTTGCCGGATTTATAGGCGGCCAACACAGACTGATACCCCTTGATGGTCGCATCAGCGAGTGCGATGGCTTTCATGACGTAAAAAGCTTCTTTGCTTTTTCTGCCGGACGCTTCATACATGGTAGTTGCAATATCAAGCAGGGCGCCAGACATATTCGATGCCATCTGAATGCGTTTCTGGATCATTCCTTCGACATGCATGTTAGTATTGTTCTCGGTTGCCAGATAACGGTCATTCAAGATTTGCTGGGCTGCCGCGATTTTCTCGCCGGCTTCGGTTGTCATGGCTTCTTTATTGGCCAGATGCGCCTGAAGTTGTTGTTCGACACGCGTGAAATACTGCTCCGGTGTTTCGGTGCTGGACATTACTTCTGTACCGGCATCGAAGCCGATATTTTCAGGCAGACTTTGTAATGCAGCGCCGAGACGTCCGGCATAAGCATAATCGGTTTCTTGCTGGGTGGTCGCCAGAATTTCGGCTTCCCGGTTATATCCCAGCGGAACTTGCTGTCCGTAAATCTGCATTTTAGTTTTGTCGGATTCGCGCTTTAATTCACGAAGCGTATTATTCCAATTATCAATATCGACACCTTTTTTGTTAGCATCTTCTTTACGCGTGATCTGCCATTCATCAACCTGAGCCCCAAATGTTTTGCCGACTTCTTCAAATTCTTTTGTATTGATTTTGCTCAGGTCGCCGGAAATGTTCTCAAATATGGTATTGATAGCTTCCAGTTTATCGACAGGGAGAACATCTTGATTGTTAATAATTGCCTGGAGTTCAGCAAGCGCCTTGAGCATCTTTTTGTATTTCTCAATAGTCCCCCACTCAATATCTGCATGGAGATTTGCTTGTCTCGGTAGAAGCTTATTCATGGCGGCGGCCAAAGCAGTAGACGTGTCGGCCTTGTCGATCTCTGCGAGCAACGCTTGTCGCGTTTCGTCGATTTTGCCGGCATCAACTGTTTTACCGGACATGGCACTGACTTTAACTTTGGAATTCATTTCCGTGCGGATATTGGCCATCATGAGATCGAGAATCGATGACAGGGAATTAGAATATCGCTTGTTATCATCAGAGGCTTTTTTACTATAAAATGCATCGATGCTCATGCCGCCTCGTTCATAGATGCCCTTCATAGCCTTGAGGGATTCTTCAGCTTCGCCTTTGGCTGCGCTGATCACGAACTCCATGTGCTTTTTAGCGCGGGCAGCCAGTTCTTCGTCGCGCTTTTTATCATAAATGCCGTCAATGGCTTGCTGTGCGAGACGAATAGCTTCGTAATTTTCGGTAATTCTTAAATGTTGATAATCTTGGCTTCCGAGAAATTTTTCATGTTCGGCACGTCGCTCAAGCTCGATTTTTTCCAGTTCATTAACTGTTCCTTTTGACATATTCTCAAGGATATGCGTCATGGCAGTTCTGGATTTTTCTTCCAATTTATCGAGAGCCGCATCTTGTTCAGCGAGAATTAATCTAATTTTCGATTCCAGCAGATCGGCTGTATAAGCATCGGGGTCCTGAGCGTGTTGTTTCCGGGCGGATTCGAGTTGGATTTGGGTTGCTTCTGAAACATTCCATGGCGAGTCTTCGATTAATTTTGCCCAGCGGGATGCCAGCGCGGATGCTGCACTTTGCTTTCTTTCCTGCGCCTGATTAAAAGCAATCTGCCAATCGGTCAGTCCCGCTGTCCGGCGAAACATATCAAGTTCGTCGCCAAAATACGGTTGCCCTTCACCGACTTTATAGACTCTGGTTTTTTCGTGCCTTGCCGCTTCTTCGGCAAGTGCTTGCTCCAGGTCCGACTTGTCACGCTTATTGAATTTTGCATCATGTAATATATTGGCGATGATTTGATTATATTCAGCATCAGCGCCTTCCTGAATCGTGCCGAGATAACGCTTGGTGCGCGCACGGTCTCTGCCCCATCGCTGTTTGTTATTAAAAGACATGACTTGTTCCGGGCCACCGCGATAAACATATTCTTCGCCGAATTTATCGGGAGAGACTTTATTTTGCACAGCCCATTGATATATAAATTTCTCCCGTTCACTCATGGGAATTGCTGCAGTTGTTGACGGAATACTATAAGATGCCGCGTTGGCTTCTGGCGCACCGCCACCGAAGAGACTGCGTCTTTTGATATGCTCCCAAAATCCACCACGTTCTTGTTCGCGCTGTTTCATCTCGCGCTGAATAACCATAGCTTCGGGACTAAGATCATAGGGTCTGATTGACGTGACAGCATTGATCAGCGGTTTGTTTTCGTCGTATGCATTTAAAATGGGTTGCGTGACCGGCAATGATTCAAATAAGTAGCGTCCCCATGGATTGATTTGTCCGGAATATTCATCATAACCCAACAATCGTTGAATCAGGTATGGCATTTTTTCGTACCGCTTGCCGGATGTATTGTCTGCAATAGCCTTGCCTGCAAAAACATTATAACCGGAAACCAGTTCCGCTAATTTTACAAGTGGCGTGAGTTGCGAATACAAATTTTTCCAGTCGCCTGTAATATTTTTCTGGAAATCTTCGGATTGGAAACTTAAATTTCCGTAATTTCCGAATGTATACATATTGCGTTCGTAATCCGGGCGGTCCATCGGATAATTTTTTAAATGTGAGGGCAGGGTGGCTTCTTTGGCTTTGGCCAGGGCTACCCACAGCTGGGGATTGTTGGTTAACTCATCAGGCCAGAATTGCATTTGTCCCTTCATGAAATCATAAAACGGAAATATCCGGCTCATGATATCGTTTTCAAAACTTGTTTTGTAAGCTCTATTATATTCGTAAAAGACGCGTTTTGTATTGGCTATCGCACCGACAAGTCCCTTGCCTTTGCCCATGCCGTCAAGAGCCAGTGCTGTCCTATTAATGGACTCAGACAGATTGGCCAGTTTCGTGAAGGGACTATATTTGTGTGCTCCATACATGCCGTATTGAGACACAACACCGCGGTCGGCGAATTCTTTATATAATTGCGGATTATTCTTGCCCTTAGTGGCAACCATTTTGATGGCTTCCCAATAATTTTGCGGACTGATCCCCTGCGAAATGCCCTGCAAGGTTGTGCCAATGGCGTTACGGGTCTGGAAGATCGGGTTCCAGGAGAGCAGCCATTTGTAGGCGGAATTGATTTTGTCCACGCCACTTCCGACCCAGCCCTTGGGTTTCTGAATAAAAGCATCGTCCAGAACTTTATAAGCGGCACTATCATCCTGGATGACGGTTTGTGTCTTTCTTTTTAAAATGGTTTCAGATTTCTTGATCTGGATTTTAAGATTATCAATTACGGCTTTTTGGGCTTTGATTTCCGGTAACTGATTGACCCAATCATCATATTTCAGGATACGGGCAGCATTGGTATAACCTGGGTCAACAGGTGCTTTTGCTACAAACGCATCCCATTTTTTCTTTAATGCATTGGGGTGGCTCATTTTTGTGAGTTCCTGACGGGCAGCAAGCAATTCGCGCTCAACAGCTTGTATGCCGTCATCTATGCCGCTTATTGATTTTAATTCCTTCTTTTTGGCCAATTCTTTTGTAAGATCAGAGATGAGATTTTTCTGTTTCTGTATTTCCGGAAGACTTTTTACCCAGTCCTCATACTTAGGTAGAATTTTTGTCGCAGGTTTATTATGAGCAGAAAAGTTTGCAACATAATCATTGAAACGGTTATGTAATGATAGATCATTTTTCAATTTACTCAATTGAACACTTTCATCAATCAGGCGTTGGGAATATTTCGAAACATTACTAGCTGCCTCAATCTGTTTCGGGGTACGCAAGTAAACTTTTGTTGGTGTACGGAATTTGGTCTGACCGTTTGCAGTTAAGTTTTTCCCAGTGTATTTACTGACATTATATCCGAGTTTGTTGAGTCTTGAGAAATCCCTGGATTCCACAGCAACACTAAAGGCATCCTTGAATTCTGCTAGCTCATCGGGTTTCATGGTTTTCTCAAGATCGTGAAAAATATTGAACATTCGGCCCAAATTATCGAGACCTTTTTCGACTTTGGGAACTTTTGCTGCGAGATCCACCATGACCGAGCCGGTTTTTTTCAGGGCCATGAATGTTACTTTGGTTGC